AGTTGTTTGAATTAGATGAAGATGAGACAGTCCAAGCATACATCGAAGAAGAGACAATATAAGCACTAAATGTTACTAGACCTGAGTAAGTCTGTAAACTATTCTTCACACTTTATTATTATGATTATGTCATCAAACTTCGCATTTTTCCTTTTAGAGCAAACTGATAATGGAGCAGACATATTAGCAGTCCTAGATCATATTCAAGAGGTGCAATCTACAGTGCTATAAGTGTTAACAACAGTACATAAGTTTACACACTAATTGACAACAACAGGTATGGGTGCTATTATACAGATAGTGCTCATATCTTATTAGTATTAGTGTTAGTGAATAGGACAGTTGTTTGATGATTATATGTTATTATTATGGGGTGCGTGATCGATAAAAAGCAAGAGACCCTAACCTACAGAGGTGACAAATTGAGCTAGAGATATCAATATCAAAAAAATTTTCAAAATAAAAAAATTGCCCATGAAGTTTTTACTCTTATTACCTTTTAGAATAGGGAGATTTTTTATGTTTACCATCTTAGGAATTGTGGTGGTTTTCATATATAACATAGTAACATAACAGTTATGGAAGATACCAGCTATCACATATATGCCAGGGACAAAGTATTATATTGTAATTTGCCCAAAGAGGATTTTGAAGAGAAATGGCAGTTGTTGAATGTGATGGTAGGGTTGATTAAAACAGAGTATACAGAGAAGGATTTATCATATATTAAGTTAGGCCCCAAAGCAGGTATTGGAGGACCAGGTAGGGTTATCCACAAACAGGAATGGGAAGAAGATTCTTATTGACATATACATAATATCACTGTATAATGAATGTGAAGGTATTACACGGTTATGGCAAAAGGATTTACTGTTAAAGCAGCAGCACCCAAAGCAAAAGCACCTGATTGGGATTATGATGCAATCAAAGAAAGAATGAAAGGTAAGACTATAGTTTTCTGCTTACCTGGTAGAGGATGTAGTTATATCTTTTTAAAGAACTTTGTACAGTTATGTTTTGACATGGTACAGAATGGTATGTCTATACAGATTAGTCAAGACTACTCTTCTATGGTTAACTTTGCACGTTGTAAGGTATTAGGTGCTAATGTATTACGTGGACCAAAGCAAGTACCTTGGGATGGTAAACTAGAGTATGACTATCAGTTATGGATTGACTCTGATATTGTCTTTACTACAGAAAAGTTCTGGCAACTCTGTGATGTAGCAGTACCAGCAGAAGGTGATGATCGTGGAATCAGTGCTGGTTGGTATGCTACTGAAGATGGCACAACTACCTCAGTTGCTCACTGGTTAGAGGAAGATGATTTCAGAAAGAATGGTGGCGTAATGAATCATGAAACAGTAGAGTCTATGGGTAAGCGTAGAAAGCCTTTCACTGTTGACTATACTGGTTTTGGTTGGGTACTAATTAAGAAGGGTGTCTTTGAGAACCTTCCTTATCCTTGGTTTGCTCCTAAGATGCAAGTCTTTGAATCTGGGGCAGTACAAGATATGTGTGGTGAGGATGTTTCATTCTGTTTAGATGCCATTGAGCAAGGTGAGGATATATGGTGTGACCCTCGTATTAGAGTGGGTCATGAAAAAACAAGAGTTATCTAGGAGACCTCTAATGACACTATCAAAACAAGTAGAAGCCTCATTAGATGAGGCAGTTGCATCTTTAAGGAATGCTCTTTCCTTTGCAGCAAGAACAGAAGAACCTTATATTAGCAAACATATTGCTGATGTAATGTTTCAAATAGAGAATCTTAAGAATGTTTCTAATGTTCTGGCGATCTCTGACAAAATTATGAAAGATCTGGAGGATCAAAACTAATGCCAGTCAAAAAATCTCTCTCTGGTAATGAATTTGTAGAAACAATACCCAAAAAGACAACCCAAGGTAGGGGCAAACATACAAAATATACTGCTACTAGTTCCAATAAACCTAAAAAAAGGTATAGAGGACAAGGCAAATAGTACAAGAGACCTAAGGGTCTCTTTTTTTATGATAAATAACTAATATTTAACGTTGTTTCATGCCTTTAGAAAGGGTTAGTAGGGGTTTTAGGGACATTAGCATGTCCTTTGAGATTAATCCCATTAGTAACGATCTTATTGGTGTCAAAAATGACACTGCTATTGCACGTTCTATTAGGAATTTAGTACTAACTACTCCTGGTGAACGTTTTTTTAATGAAAACTTAGGGTCTAGAGTAAGTGAAACCTTATTTGAAAATGTAGATGAGATATCTGCAGCTGCAATACAGGATGAAATTGAAGAAACTATCAACAAATATGAGCCTAGAGTTGAATTGATGAGTGTAAAAGTCGATCCTGACTACGATAATCATGAATTCAATGCTACTCTAGTTTATAATGTTATAGGAATTGATGCTCTTCCTCAACAATTAAACTTTGCACTACAGCCTACAAGATAAATGGCACTAGTAAACTTTACAGATTTAGATTTCGATCAAATAAAATCCTCTTTGAAGGATTATTTGAGAGAAAACTCTAATTTTACTGATTATGATTTTGAAGGATCTAATCTTTCTAACATAATTGATGTATTGGCATACAATACATACATCTCCTCATACAATGCTAACATGGTTAGTAATGAGGTTTTCCTTGATAGTGCTACTTTAAGGGAAAATGTAGTTGCATTAGCAAGAAATATAGGTTATACACCCAGATCTAGGACTGCAGCAAGAGCAATAATATCATTTTTTGTAGATACAACTGGATTTACTACTAAACCTGTCACCCTGACCCTTAAAAAGGGCATTGTGACCACTTCTGCATCAGTGTTTGGATCAGAAAGTTACTCTTTTTGCATTCCAAGTGATGTAACAGTACCTGTAGTTGATGGAATTGCTACTTTTAGCAATGTTACAATATATGAAGGCACATTTTTAACCTCAAACTTCACTGTTTCTTCAGAAACACCTGCTCCACCTTCAAGATATACCTTAACAAACTCATATATTGATACTTCTACCTTAGAAGTAACTGTAAGAGACACTCAATCTAGCACTTCTACTAAAAAATACGTATTTTCTGATACCTTAATAGAAGTTAAAGACACTTCTAGGGTATATTTCCTTCAAGAAGTGGAAGATCAGAGATATGAACTCATTTTTGGTGATGGCGTCTTTGGAGAAAAGTTAAAATCACTCAATTATATTGAAGTTTCCTATATTACCACTTCTGGAGAGGCAGCAAATGGAGTTTCTTCCTTTAATTTCAATGGAAGAATAGTAGATAACAATAATAACCTTATAAGTACTGGAATTTCCATACTTTCTACAGTAAGTGAGTCTGTAGGAGGTAAAGAAATAGAATCTATAGACTCAATTAAGCGTTTTGCTCCTAAAATCTACTCTACATTTAATAGAGCAGTTACTGCAGGAGATTATGAGGCACTAATTCCTAAAATTTACCCAGAAACTCAATCTGTTTCAGTTTTTGGAGGTGAAGAACTTAGTCCTCCTCAATATGGAAAGGTTTTTGTTACAATTAAACCATATTATGGACCATATGTTCCAGATTCCATTAAAACTAATCTCAACACTATGTTGAGAAAGTATTCTGTTGCTGGTATTGTGACAGAAATCTTAGATCTCAAATATTTGTATATTGAAGCACATAGTAATGTATATTATAACCCTAGTTTAGCACCAGACTCTAGTTCTGTAAAAACAGTGGTATTAAACAATATTACTAAGTATGCAGAATCATCAGAAATGAATAAATATGGAGCAAGATTTAAATATAGTAGATTCCAAACTATTATAGACAATAGTAATGATTCTATCACTTCTAATATCACAAAGATTGAAATGAGAAGAGATATGAAACCTGCATTAAATCAAAATGCAGAATATGAGTTATGTTTTGGTAATTCTTTTTATATAAAGAATAATGATGGTTATAATATTAGATCATCAGGATTTACTATATTTGGAATGGCAGATACTGTTTATTTGAGTGATATTCCAACTAATGATAGAGTTGGCAATCTATTTTTATTTAAATTGGATGGTAGAAACTCTCCTACAGTAGTAACTACCAATGTAGGTACTATTGATTATGAAAGAGCTGAGATTTTACTCAAACCTATTAATATTGTAGGAACATCTAAGAAAGTTCAAGATATTTCTATTATAGAGATATCTGTATGTCCTAAATCTAATGATATTGTTGGATTGCAAGATCTTTACTTACAACTAGATGTTAATAACAGTACTGTGGATATGGTAACTGATAGTATCACTTCTGGTGAGAATACTGCAGGTACTCTTTATACAGCAACATCAAGTTATGTGAGTGGAGATATAGCTAGATTGACAGAATCTGAATCCTTAAATACTACCCTCACTTCCTCAGATACATATATCTTAGGGTCTCCTACATCATTACCATACTAAATCATCCCTAAGGATAAATGCCAGAAAATACAAGAGTCAAAATTAGCTCAGTCGTTAAGAATCAGCTTCCTGATTTTATAAAGGCTGATTTTCCCCTTGCTGGAGATTTTTTAGCCCAATATTATACTGCTTTAGAAGGACAGGGTTCAACCTTAGATATTCTCCAGAATATTGACAAATATATTAAAGTTGATGAACTAACAGATCTTATAGATTCTACATCTTTATCTACTAATGTAGGAATTGCTGATAATACTATAACTGTAAAGTCTACTACTGGATTTCCAGAGTCTTATGGATTACTTGAGATAGATTCTGAGATTATTACATATACTGGTGTTACTACTAATACCTTTACTGGGTGTTCTAGGGGATTTAGTGGAATTACGTCTTATAGAGATCCTACTGATCCAGATGAACTTGTTTTTACCAATTCTGGCATTTCTACGCATTCTAGTGGGACAGTTGTTAATAATTTAAGTATTATATTTTTACAGGAATTTTTTAATAAGGTAAAAAAGCAAATTAATCCTGGATTTGAGGATAGAACCTTTGCTTCTAATATTAATGAAAGATTATTAACAAAACAACTAAATGATTTTTATTCTTCTAAAGGAACTGATCAATCTTTTGAAATATTGTTTAGAGCTTTATATGGAGAAGATGTAGAAGTACTTAAGCCAAGGGATTTTCTTTTTATTCCTTCAGATTCTGATTATAAAGTTGCAAAACAAGTTGTAGTTGAATCTATTGAAGGAGATCCAGAAAAACTTATTAATAGAAACTTATTCCAAGATAATGTAGATGGATTTCCTAAAGCTACTAGTGCTATTAGTGATGTAGAAAAAATTGTAAGAGCTGGTAAAACATATTATAGAATGAGTCTTGATTATACTCCAGGATCTACTACAGTAACTGGTGATTTTTCAATTCATCCTAATACTAAATTAGTAGATTCTATTTCAGTTGGATCTACAGTTATGAGTGTGGATTCTACTGTTGGATTTGGAACTACTGGTAGTTTGATTGCTAATTTTGATGATGGAACTTCTAATATTATAAAATACACTTCAAAATCCCTAACTCAGTTTTTTGGATGTTCTGGGATTGATAGAAATCTTGCTTCTACTCAAGATATTGCAATAAACTCTCATGCTTATGGATATTCTGGAATAGGGACTGCAGATGTAGTTAAAGTTAGAGTAACTGGTGTTCTTTCCAATTTAGATGTTACTTTTGAAGATAATAAGTATAGTGAAGTTGGGGATGTAATAGAACCTAAAGGTTTGGGTTCTAATACTGATAATAAAATACTTAAAACTTTATTTTCTAATATTGCTACCACTTATAATGTAGAATCTATTGAGTTGATTGATAAATCTAACTTTACCTATAAACTTACTCTTTTTGACACTCATAACTTTATTGTTGGAGATAATGCTCTTATAAACGATATTGAATGTTCTATTATCTCTCTTGTAAGTTCTAAAGAAGTATTAATCAAAGGTGCTGGTGAATTATCTACTACTGTTAAATATAAAATTAAAAGGTTAATATCTAAAGCTAATTTAAGCAATTATCCATCAGTTAACGTTTATACTGCAAATGTTCAAAATTCTTACTTAGATGATGCTGGAGATACGTATATTACTTCTCCATCTATACCAAATTATTTTAATGATGCTCTAGATATTAGAGATACTGATATTTTCTTTTCTGGAACTTTTGATGATAGCACTGAGATTAATATACCTAATCATGGGTTAATAACTGGTGAAAGAATAACTTATGTTGCAGGGGATGGTGATAATAAATTAGATATTACTGAAAGTGAATATTTTGTTAAAAAAGTAGATATTAATACTATAAAGATTGCTAGAAGTAGTGCTAATATTGGTAATGGCAATTATCTATCTTTTTCTGGAAGTGTATCCAACAATAAGTTTGAAATATCTGAATATTTTAATAAATCCATAAGATCTCAAAATTTAATAAGAAAAATACAAAAATCTGTTACTTCTACATCTTCACAATCTACTCAAAGTGGAAAAACTGGTATTTTGGTAAATGGTGTAGAAATACTTAATTATAAGTCAAATGATGTTGTTTATTTTGGTCCTTTAGATGAAATATCTGTTACAAGTTCTGGTAATGGATATGATATATCTAATCCACCTATAATATCTGTTTCAGATCCAACTGGTGTAGGAGTATCTGCTTTTTGTGAAGTAGAGGGTAATATTGGTGAAATTCAAGTTGTAGATGGTGGATTTGATTATGTTACTATTCCAACTTTGAAAGTAACTGGTGGAAATGGTTCTGGTTGTATAGCGTCTCCCAATCTAGTCTTAAAAGAACATTCTGTTGAATTTGACTCTATAGAAACTGCTGGTTTAGTTAATCTAACTAATAATACTATAGGATTTTCAACTTATCATAAATTTAGAGATGGGGAACTTGTTTCATATAATACAGAGAAACAAACTGCTATAGCAGGATTAACTACTAATGCTACTTACTATTGCTGTGTTAAAAATGCTACTACTGTATCTTTACATAAAAATTATTCAGATTCTATAGTAGGAGTTTCATCTATTAATCTTACTGATTATGGTGTAGGTATTCAAGAACTGAAATGTCAATCTAAGAAAAGAATTATTAGTTCTGTAAGTATTGGGAATAGTGGTTCTGGATATACTAATAGATTAACTTCAATTACTTCTGTTGGTATTAATACATCTACAAATACTATTAATATAAAAGGTCACGGATATAATAGTGGGGAAAAGATTAGATATGATTCTAAAGGAACTGCTATTACTGGACTTTCTACTCTAACTGATTATTATGTAACTGAAGTAAGTGGAGATTCTTTTAGATTATCTGCTGTTGGTGTAGGTTCTACAGTAGCTAATTTCTATTATAATAATAAAAAATATATTGATTTAAAAGATGGTGGAAGTGGTTATCATGAATTTAATTATCCTCCACTTTCAGTGACAGTATCTGGTCATATTGGAGTTGCTACTTTCTCTGGACAAGACTTTAATGCTATATTAAAACCCTTAGGAAAAGGATCTATTAAATCAGTTTATGTGGTTGAAGGTGGATCTGGTTATGGTGCTCAAGATATTATTAACTATAATAGACAACCAGATTTTACTTTAAAAAGTGGAAAGAATGCTCAGTTATATCCTATAGTATCTGTAGAAGGAAAAATAACAGAAGTATTAGTACTTAATGCAGGATCTGAATATAATTCATCTCCAACATTGGAAGTTTTAGGGGAAGGTGTAGGATGTGTTGTTGATCCAGTATTAAAAGGTGGATTCATAGATTCTGTTAAGGTGGTTCATAGTGGAATTGGATATACTTCATCATCAACAACAATAAAAACAACTCCTAATGGAACTCAAGCTAAGTTTTATTCTAATCCAAGAACTTGGACTATTAACACTTTTGAGAGACTACGTTTAAACGATCAAATTACTACTGATGATGGAGTTGTAAGTAAAGGACTAAATTCTGATTATCAACTAGAATACACTCATTTATATTCTCCAAGAAAATTAAGACAGTCTACTTATGTTAAAAAGGCTGTGGGTGATAAGGAAGTTTATGTTCCAGATTTATCATTAGAAAATGATATAGAACAAGATTCTGGAACTCATTCACCAATATTAGGATGGGCTTATGATGGTTCTCCCATCTATGGTTCATATGGTTATTCTACTAACTCTGGTGGTTCTTTAAAGGTACTTGAATCTGGTTATTCTGTTGCTATATCATCTTATAGACCTAACCCTCTCACATCTAGTGGTGAGCAAGTATATCCAGATGGATTTTTTGTTGAGGATCATGTTTTCCAAACTGATAAAGATTTGGATGAACATAATGGAAGATTCTGTAAAACTCCAGAATATCCAGAAGGAGTGTATGCATATTTTGCTACTATTAATCCAGATGTTAAAGATTCTGAAGGGGCATTTAAAAACTATAGAAGACCTCAATTTCCTTATTTTATAGGTAATTCATATAAGCATCAACCTATAGAATATAATTTTTCTATTACATCAAATCAAGATGATATAGATTTAAATAAAACAGATTTAGTTAGAAATACTCGTCCTTATAACTTCTTATTTGATAATTCTAGTTACGATTCTTTAGTTAATCCTAATGCCATTAATTTACAAAAAACATATGTTACTGATGTTAGTGGTGGGTCTGTAGATGATGTTGGTATTTCTACTGGAGGAACTGGTTATAGAACTACTGATTATATTGAATTTAATAATGAAGGTACTAGTGGATCTAGAGCTAAAGCTAGAGTTAAATTAGTTGGTGGAAAAACTATAAATCAAATTAGTATTGCTCGTACAACTTTTTCTAGTGTTGAGTTTATTCCCCATAAGAATACTCATACTTATGTGGGATATACTACTATTCCTCATAATATGTATGAACAAGAGTTTGCGGTTATTAGTGGATTAAGTACTAATGGAATAGGTAATAATAATATTCAAAGTGTAGGAATAAGAACTGAAACATTTAAGTTATTTGAAGAAGTAGCTGGTATTTCTACTACAGGCATAGTTACTTTCTTTAATATATCTGGAAATGTAAATTCTGATTATATTAAAGAAAATGATGTTTTGGGAATAGGAACAGAATGCGTAAAGGTATTAAATCTAGATGAAGAATTATCTAGAATAAGAGTAATAAGAGAATGGAATTCAACTACAGGTAGTGCTCATACAGCAAATTCTCTTATATCTCAAAAACCAAGATCTTTATATTTCATTCCACCTGTTAGAAATGATAATGCTAATTTCAGACTTAATAAAGAACTTTATTTTAATCCTAAAGAATCTGTTGCATTAGGTAATGTTTCTGGGGTTGGTATTGGATCTACTTTATTTTTCTCAAGTCCAGGAGCAGGTATTAGTGAAATCTTTGTTCCTACAAAATCAATTTATCTCAAGAATCATGGTTTAAACTCTGGGGATACATTAACCTATAAAACTAATGAAGGGACTGCTCTAGGGGTTTCTACTGATGGTACAATGGAGTTTACATTGACCAATGAACAAACACTATATGCAGCTCCATTATCAAAAGATTTAATAGGTATTGCTACTGCTAGAGTAGGAATGGGTGCTACAGGTTCCTTTGTAGGAATTAATAGTACTAATGCTAATATTAGTACTTTATATTTTACTGGAATAGGAACAGGAGTATATCATAGTTTTAAAACCAATTATGAAAATGTTTTAACTGGAAAAGTAGAAAAATCATTAGTAACAGTATCTACTGCTTCAACTCATGGATTGAATGCTAGAGATGGTGTATTTTTAAATGTTCTTCCAGGAATTACTACTACAATAAAAGTAGCATATAATGATTATAACAGAAGACTTGTTATAGATCCTAGATCTTTTGCTGCAGGAGATGTTACTGTATCTACTAATACTATATCTATTGCAAGACATGGATATAGTAATGGACAAAAAGTTATCTATACAGCATCTACAGCATCTGGTGGATTGTATATTAATGGAATTTATTTTGTATATGTTGTAGATGCAGATTCTATTAAATTATGTAATGAATATTATCAATCTAAAAAATCTGCACCTGAGGTAATCAATATTACTAGTGCTTCTGCTGGTACTATATCTCCTATTAACCCTAATGTTAAATTAGAAAGAGATCAAAAAATAGAATTTGATCTATCAGATTCTTCTTTATCATTTACTAATAATGAAGTTTCATATAGTGCATTTGATTTCAATTTATATGTTGATAATGACTTAAATAGTATGTTCTATACATCAGGTGAAACTGATGATTTTAACGTTAGTAAATCTGGAAGAATTGGTATAGATGCAACTGCTGTTTTAACTATTAAAAATGTAGAGGAAATTAGTAATGATTTATATTATAATTTAACTCCTATAAATGATACTCTTAACACTAACGTTAAAAAAGAGATTATTAGAGATACTGTTAATAATATTAATTCTAATAGTTTATCTTGGAACAATAGTCCTTTAACTGGACATCATACAGTAGTTGGAGTAGGAACTACTACTTTCTCCTTCTCTGCACAAGTTTCTCCAGAAAAATTAAACTATGTAGCAGCTGATGGTAAACTGACATATTCTACAGATGGTAATGATGCATATGGACCTATTGAATCTGTAATCATTAATAGTAAAGGAACTGGATATAAGAGTCTACCTGGTATTAGTACTATTCTATCTGATTTTGGTGATGGTGCAATATTAAAACCAAAGAGTAATAGTATAGGTAGAATATCAAATGTAGATATTCAAAATATTGGTTTTGATTATTCTGCAGATAAAACTTTAAGACCTCAATCTCAACTCCCTCAGTTAATAGAAGTAGATGCTCTTGCTTCTGTACTTAAAGTTGGAATTACTTCTGTGGGTACAAATTATCTCAATTCTCCTGGGTTAGTTGTTTTAGATGGATTGACTAATAAAGTAGTTAATGATATTGCTTTAGATTATGAAATAGGAGATACTGAAGTTACTATTTTAAGGAATAGTAAGAATTTAAATGATGTTATACCTAGCATTATTCCTACTAGTAATTCTAATGGTATTACCATTAATAATATTGATTTTAATGCAGGAACTAAAGATGTAACAATAACTATTGGAGCTAGTTTTAGTGATGCTGCTGATTATCCATTTGAAGTGGGTAAGAAAGTTATGATAGAGGGTGTAAGTGTGGGAGTAGGAAGTACTGGAACTGGATATAATAGTGAAAATTATGAATACACTTTATTTGAAATAAAAGCAACAGATCCTAATATAGGAGGAACTCTTGGAACTGTAAGGTACAGTCTAAGTGATGTTATTCCTACTGGATCTGTTCCAGGAACTTTTGTATCTGCAGCTTCTGCTGGTAAGATTATTCCAGAAAGTTATTTCCCTATTTTTGATATTAAACTAGAGGATAATAAATTTGAAATAGGAGAAACTTTAATTAGTGGAAATAAAAAAGGAACTTTACAATCTACTAATAAATTAAGCGGAGTTCTTAAAGTATCATCTCCTCATACTTTCATAAAAGGAGAATCTATTACAGGAGAGTCATCAGGAACAAAAGCTACTATTATAGATGCTGTTTCATATAGTTCTTTATATGATGTAGAAGCTTCTTCTATAGTTAATGAAGGATGGAAAACTAATGCTGGATTCTTAAATGATAATCAGCAAAGAATGTTTGATAGTGATTATTATCAATATTTCTCATATTCTATTCAATCGGAAGTACAATTTACTAAATGGAAAGAGGCAGTTTCTTCTTTAAATCATACTGCAGGATTTAAGAAATTCAGTGATTTAATTGTAAGAAGTGAATCTTATGCTGGAATAGGTACAGATCAAGATGAAACTAAGTTTGAAGTTATAACAGATTTAATCTCAATAATGGATTTAAATACTGTATTTGATTTTGATTTGGTAACTGAAAAAACTTTAGAAATAGGGTCATCTACTCTTTCAGATGAGATGGTTTTTGATTCTAAGATTCTTCAGGATTATAGTGAATCTATAGGTAATAGAGTATTAACTGTCGATGATATTAGTGGAGATTTTAATAATAATGCTAGAACAGATGCTTTTATGTCTGTTGATAGTTTTACATTAGCAAGTGTAAGATATAGAAAATATATTACTTTTATTAGAGATAAGAGATATACTAAAGAAAGGCAGATATTATTAGTTTCTGCACTTCATGATGATACTGGTAATATCTATCTTAACCAATATGGTAGAGTTGAAACTAATACTGACTTAGGTGAATTTGGTGGGGATTTAGGTTCCTATGATATGGATATTGCTGGTGATGATGGAAGATTGTTATTCTATCCTAAGAAATATCAATATAATAATTATGATGTTTCTAATATTGCTTATAATATTTCTGATAGTGTGGCTGGTGTAGGATCTACTGGATTAGGTGGAATTGTTAATATAGTAAGTAGTACTAGCACTGTACCTTTAGGAATCACTACACAACATAATATAGTATCTTTTGCTACTACTTATAGAGGATCTAAGATCCTAGTATCATATGCTGCTAGTGACTCCTCATATTGGGAGCATGATGAAATAACTTTGGTTCATGATGGTACTAATGTAGATCTAGTAGAATATGGTCAAATAACAACTGAAATGTTGGATGATTCAGGTACTCCTGGACTTGGTACTTATAGTGCTTATATTGCTGGATCTAGAGTCCATTTAGATCTTCATCCTACAGTATCTACTGCCAGCACATATGTTGCCAATACTGTGCATGTTGACTTTGGAAATGCATCATCTGCTGGAGTTGGTACTACTGCATTAAATACTGCTAATCTAGATTCTAGATATACTGCTATATCTGCTAGTGGTTCTCCATCTGCTACTACTGTGGCACAGTATGAAACTGAAACATTTAATGGTGCTTATTATGTTGTATGTGTAGAAGACACCACTAATAGTCATTATCAAATATCTGAAGTAATAGTAGTTGATGATGGCACTACCGCTTATATAACAGAGTATGCTATAAACCAGACTGTTACTAATCTTGGTGATTTTGATGCTGCTATTTCAGGAGACTATACTACTTTAACATTTACTCCTATAGCAAGTGCTAATGTTCAAGTTAGAGTATTCCAAAGTGCTTTAAGATTAGTTGATGAGGCAAATTCTGTTAATGAGATAGATTTAACCAATGCTACTATTGACACTGGATTTGGTGCTTATACTGCTACTGAGACTGATGTTAAGAGAGCATTTGAACTTAAGCATAGACAACTACCAATATTTAAGAGGGACTTTGTAGGAAGTGCTACAACTACAGTTAGCTTAACTGAAGATACAGTTAGATTGCCTGATCATTATTTTGTTACTGGTGAAGAACTAACTTACAGATATACTGGAGCTGGAACTACTTCTGCTATTGAAATTGAGTCACAAGCCATAACTGGATATGGTACTACAGATAAAATGCCTTCTAAAGTTTTTGCTGTTAAAGTTAATGACTCTACTATTAGACTTGCTTCTAGTGCAGAGAATGCATTGAAGACTACACCCACTTATTTGGATATTACTGCTGTTGGTGTTGGTACTTCTCATTCCTTTACTTCTACTAAGCAAAACTCAAGATGTATATTAAGTATTGATAATGTTGTACAACAACCTATTGTTGCTACTTCAGTAACTACCACTAATGTTGGTGATATAGCTGCAACTGCTGATACTATAGTTATTTCAGGAATTACTTCTATTACTGGTGGAGATCTATTGAAGATTGGTGATGAGATTATGAAGGTAGATTCTGTTGGATTGGGTGCTACTAATAGACTTTTAGTAACTAGACCTTGGATGGGAACTGAAAAAGATGCTTATAGTTCTAATACTTTAGTAACTAAGGTAGATGGTAACTATAATATTGTAGATAGTACTGTTAACTTCTTTACTGCTCCTGTAGGTTTAACACCATTATCCACCACTACTAACGAACCTGACGAAAGGGATTGGGTTGGTATTGCTACCCATTCAACATTTAACGGAAGATCTTTCATGAGATCTGGTATTACTGGTAGTTCTGATGAACCATATTCTAAGAACTATATTTTTGATGATATTTCATCTAACTTTACTGGACTGACTACTTCATTTACTCTTCAATCAGATGGAAGTAATGTAGCAGGATTCTCTACCAATAATGCTATAATATTAATTAATCAAATAACACAAGGACCACAAAGAAGTAGTAATATTGTAAGTGCTCCTGGTGATTATGATCTTGTTGAAGATACTGATGGTGTTGGTATTACTACTATCCAATTTACAGGTTCAATATCATCAGTTTCTTATGATCCTAACACTGCTACAGTTCCTCTTGGAGGAGTTATTGTTTCTGTAGGTTCTACTGAAGGATTAGGTTATCAACCATTAGTTTCTGCTGGTGGTACTGCTGTAGTTTCTGGATTGGGTACTATTAGTTCTGTAAGTATTGGAAATAGTGGTTCTGGTTATAGAGTAGGAGTTCAAACTATAGTTAATGTTGGGGTTCAAACTTTAAGTACAGGAGCTCCTAATATTGAGTTTATTGGTACTGCTGCAATAAGTGGTGGTAATATTGTTAGTATTGCTATTACTAATCCAGGTACTGGTTATACATCAACTAATCCTCCCCTAGTGGTTATTGATGAACCATTATCTTATACTAATATTCCTTTATTCTATACTGCATCTTCTGCTGGAGTTGGTTCTGAGGCAAGAGCTAATATAGTAGTTGGAATGGGTGGTAGTGTAATAGATTTTGAAGTTATTAAAGAAGGATATGGTTATGGTGAAACTCAGAAGTTAACTGTTGGTGTTGGAGGAACTGTAGGTATTCCAACTATTAGTTCATTTACACCATCTAGACAATTTGAACTTACTATTCAAGAAACTATTAGTGATACTTTTGCTGGATGGACTGTAGGAGATTTCCAAGTTTTAGATCCATTAGATTCATTATTTGATAGTAAAACAACTTCTTTTGCATTGAATTTAAATGGTGTTCAACAAACCATTCAATCAAAACCAGGATCTAATATTGATGTTGAGGTTGCTTTATTAGTATTCGTTAATGATATTCTTCAGGTTCCTGATGTTGGATATACTTTTAAAGGTGGTAGTTATATTAGATTTAAGGAAGCTCCCAAATCAGGTGATACTTCTAAGATTCTTTTCTATCAAGGAACTGGATCAGTTGATGTGAGTAGTGTTGATATTTTAGAAACAGTTAAGAAAGGAGATGAATTAAAGTTATATGATCAATCTATTTCTTTAGAAGAAAATGAAAGAACTGTAACTACTATCAATTCTTCAGATAGTGTTAATACCAATCTTTATCCTGGTCCTGGTATTACTACTAATGAAAGTTTCCAAAGATCTGTTATGTGGTCTAGACAAACTGTAGATAAAGTTATTGATGGTCAAGTAGTTACTAAGGATAGACCTCATTATGAACCATTAATCTATCCTAATACTAATATTATTCAATCTGTAGGAGTTGGGTCTACTGTAATATTTGTTTCTAATATAAGAACATTCTTTGATAGTTCTAAGGAAGCATATACTGGACAATCTAATATTAGAATTATATCTCAGGATAGTTTGGTTGGAGCATCTGCTACTGCTTTTGTTTCTGTTGCTGGAACTGTATCATCATTTGATATTACAAATCCTGGTGTAGGATATACCATAGCACCAACTGTTTCCATTGTTACTCCTATAGGATTGACTACTTCTCAAGGTGCTAGAGCAACTGCTACTATAAGTGGAGTAGGAACTGTGAATGGTATTACAGTTTCCTATGGAGGAACTACTAGTGGATTTGCTTACACTAGCACTGCTGCTCCTGCAGTTTTGATAGGAGAACCTAAAATAGTTTCTTCTTTGGAAACTATTAATGATGTATCTTATTCTGGAGATTTTGGAATTATATCTGGTATTTCTACTACTTCTGTTGGAGTAGCATCTACTGGTATTGTCTTTGATTTACTTCTTCCAAAAGAATCACTATTTAGAGATGCATCTGTTGTAGGAAGTGCTCTAACTGTAAGTGGTATTTCTACTGGATATTACTTTACAGTCTTTAATTCTAATGTAGGTGCTTCAGTAACTTCTCTATATCAAGATGGAACTGTTGTTGGTATAGGAACTTCCTTCCTAGATAATGTGTATGAAGTTGCTCAAGTTTCTATTGCTCAAACTATGGGTATAGGAATTGGGTTGACTTATGTTGCACAAGTTACAGTCAGTGTTCAAGATTATAATGGATTGACTGGACTTGGGTATAGTGAGTTCTTTGGAGAATATAGTTGGGGAAGAATACAAACTTCTCCTCGAGGATCTGCAAGAACATTCACATCTTATGCTGGTAATAGCACTGGTTTAGTGGGAGTAAATACTTCTCCTATAATTGAAAGAGTGAATCCTTTAAGATATATAAATTATAACTCATAAATAACTAAAAAAATAGTAAAAATGTCAGCCATTATAACTGATCAACTTAGAATATTGAATGCTAAGAATTTTGTCTCAGCAGCAACTTCTACTGTTAATTCATATTATTCCTTTGTTGGTTTGCCTAATGCTACTAACTATTCTTCTACATGGGAATCCAATCCTCCCTCTCCTAAGGATAGTTTTGATCAAGAAGATGATTATTGGGATACTATGATTGCATTGAAGAAGATTACTGCTTCTGACGTGCGTAGGATGGTTAATAAGAATACTTGGACATCAGGTATAACTTATGATATGTATAGGGGTGATATTAGTAGATCAAATACAGCAAAACCATCAGGATCAACTAATTTATATGCGGCAAAATACTATGTTGTAAATGAAGATTATAAAGTTTATATTTGTCTTCAGAATGGTACAGATCCAGAAAATACATCAGGTAGACCTTCTCTAGATCAACCTACTTTTACTGATTTAGAACCAAAAGCAGCAGGAGATAGTGGTGATGGTTATATTTGGAAATACTTATTTACCATTAAACCTAGCGATATAACTAAGTTTGATTCTACCAATTTTATTCCAGTTCCTACAGATTGGGAAACAGGCACAGCTAACTCTGCTGTAAGAGATAATGCATCTACCAGTGGACAATTAAAAACTATCACTATTACTAATAGAGGAGCTGGTATAGGAACTGCTAATAGAACATATACTGGTGTTCCTGTAAATGGAGATGGTTCTGGTGCTGAAGCAACTATTGTTATTAATAATGATGCTAAAGTAGAATCAGTAAATGTATCTAAAGGTGGATCAGGATATACTTATGGAACTTTAGATTTAACTGCTGGTGGTGTTCCAACTGGTACTACAGTTCCAGTTTTCAATGTTATTATTCCTCCTCAAGGTGGACATGGTGCAGATGTTTATAGGGAGTTGGGAGCAACTAATGTTTTAGTCTATTCTAAGATTGAAAATGATTCTTCCAATCCTGATTTTATAACTGGAAACCAGATTGCTAGAATAGGTATTGTAGAAAATCCAGAGGCTTATAACTCTACTGCAAATTTAGACTTATCTAAAGCAAGTTCACTTTATGCGTTAAAACTAATAGGAGCAGGTTATACTACTGCTACCTTTAATTTGGATGGACAAGTAACTCAAACTATAGGTATAGGATCTACAGCAGTAGGAAGGGTGGTTTCTTATGATCAAACAACTGGTGTTTTAAAGTATTGGCAAGATAAAAGTTTGGTTGGATTTAATAGTGATGGATCTTTAAAAACAGATCCTACATATGGATATTCTTTACATGGATTTACAGCAACTCCTGATACTGGAGGGTCTGTTAATATTGCTAGTAATGAAGGTACTTTGGGTATAGATACCAACTTTGGAACAGCAGGTAGTCCTGGTATAAGTACCATAATAAATAATAGAACATATTACCTTGGACAGAGTTTTAATCAAGGAGTTTCTAATCCTGAAGTTAAGAAATACTCTGGAAATATAATTTATGTTGATAACAGACCTTCTATTACTAGGTCTGCTAACCAAAGAGAAGATATCAAAGTCATTTTGCAATTCTAAAGAATCATGCCACAGGAAACCAATTTAAACGTCGCTCCTTATTTTGACGATTTTGATAAGACAGATAATTATTGCAAAATATTATTTAAACCTGGATTGCCAGTACAAGCACGTGAATTAACAGGAATTCAATCTGTTCTTCAAGATCAGATTGAAAAATTTGGAAACCATGTTTTTAAAGAAGGTGCATCTGTAACTGGAGGTGGAGTTAGATTTACTGGAGCATATAGTACTGTTAGAATTCAAATATTTAATGAAGGAATAGATGTAGAAACATATCTTGATGATCTTCTTGGGCAAGTAGTAATTGGTAGTCAGAGTGGAGTAAAAGCTAAAATAACATCATTTCTCGGAATTCCTCTTGAAGAAAATTGGTATATATTATTCGTTAATTATTTAACTACTGGAGGTGAGGATAATGAATTCTTTAGTAATGGTGAAAGTTTATTATTAGATGTTAATGTATTAAACACCCAATCTGGTTTAATTTTTCAACCAGGAGAACCTATTGCTCAAACAACTAATGAAGATGCTTGTTATGACGGTTCTGCTGCTACTTTAGCTGCAGGTATATATTATGTTAGAGGATATTTTGTAGATGTTCCAGCACAAAGTCTTGTTTTAGATCCTTATACTAATGATGTTGATTTTAAAATTGGATTAAGAGTAACTGAAGATATTGTTACTTCTGATTTAGATGAAACTTTAAGTGATAATGCTGCAGGATTTAATAATTATACTGCTCCAGGAGCTGATAGATTAAGTTTAAAGGTAACTTTAAAGGCTATAGAAACAACTGAAGAAAAACCATCCAACTTTATAGAGTTAATGGAGGTTAAAGGTGGAACTATAATTTCAGTAGCTCAGAATCAAGATTATAATGAATTGGCAAGTGAATTAGCAGCTAGAACTTATGATGAATCTGGTAATTATTATACTAAACCATTTTCTCTTACTGCTAAAAATACTTTAAATAATTTTGATGGAAATGGTGGAATTTTTACAAAGGAACAAACAACTTATAATGAGAATACTCCTAGTAAGGATCTAGGTACTTATAAATTTTCTCCTGGAAAAGCTTATATTCAAGGATATGAGGTAGAAACTGTATCTCCAACATTTATAGATTTTGAAAAAACTAGAACTACTAAAACTTTAGAAAATCAAAGTTTAAACTATGTTACTGGTCCAACTTATACTTTAAATAGAGTTTCTGGTTCACCAGTAATAGGTATAGGTACTGATTATACTGTAAGTTTAAGAAATCAAAGAATTGGTGTTGCTGGAACTACTGCTGCTGGTAAAGAGATAGGATTGGCACGTGTATATGATTTTGCTTTAGAATCTGGATCTTATAATACTTCAAGGCCAAATGAAAATGAATGGGATCTTTCTTTATACGATATTCAGACTTATACAGATTTAACTTTAAATACAGCTGCTACTTTAACTGTCCCTACTCATATTAAAGGAAAATCTAGTGGATCTACAGGATATTTAAGATATAGTGTAAGTTCTGGTACTGCTGTAACTGCATATAATACTAAAGGAACTTTTATTCCTGGAGAACAATTTATTTTTAATGGAATAGAAAGTGGAAATATAGGAGCTGGAGCAACTTCTTACTCTACTAGTGATATTAAATCTATTCATGGTACTGTAAGTACTGCTAGTACTTTTAATGCTGATGTAAAACAAACTGGTTTATTCCATCTAGGTGAAGTTAATATTAGTGCCGCCACCACTTCAGGTGCTTATTTGGGTGTTTCTACTGTTACTCTTCCAGATCCTACAAGATATTTTATTGGAATAGCTACTGTTGGAAATCTTGTTTCTTACACCAATACCAATATTAGCGGAATTAGTACAGTTTCTTTAGCTAGAGTTGAAAGCGTATCTCAACATGCATTAACTATATCTGGAGTTACTACTGTTGCTGGTATTTGTGAAGGTGGATTACCTACATCTCAAATTTACCCATCTAATTTTAAAGTATTATCTTCTCAATTCCAATCTTCAGTAGATAATAATTTATACACCAAATTTCCTAAAGATAATATTGCAAATGTAGATTTAACCAATTCTCATATTACAATTAAAAAACAATTTGATGTTACTATTACTGATAATAAGACAGAAGTTATTGCTAGCGGAAGTGCTGATGAAACTTTTTTACCTTTTGATGAAGAGAAATATATTTTATTAAGAACTGATGGTTCAACTGAATCCTTATCAGCAGATAAATTTGATTTTAATGCAGCATCTACTAGTTTAATTATTAATGGATTGGGCAGTAATGATAGTGCTAAGTTGGTAGCTACATTACGTAAGGTAAATGTAACTTCAAAAATTAAAGAAAAGAAGAAGATTAATGTTCTAACTATATCCAATTCTAAAGATTCTTCTTCTGGAATTGGAACTACTACATTAAATGATGGACTTACATATGGCACAGTTTATGGAACTAGAGTTCAAGATGAAGAAATTTCATTAAATGTTCCCGATGTTATTACAATACATGCAGTTGTTGAATCTAAAAATACTAGTAATCCAGCTTTACCCAAAGCAAGTTTGAGTTCTATAGATAGTTCAACAGCAAAAACAGGAGATCTTTTAATTGGAGATACTTTTATTGGTGCTGATAGTAATTTTAGAGGGATTTATGTAAGTAAAGAAGATGATTCTAATATCAATTATATTACTACAAATGATATAAATCTTAAAGTTGGAGAGATTATTACTTTTGAAGAATCTGGAATTACTGCTACAGTATCTTCTCTAACATTAGGTTCTAATAATATTACTAAAGAATTTACTTATGATGATGGACAAAGAAATACTATCTACGATTATGCTAGATTAATAAGAAAACCTGAATATGATGCACCATTTAGAAAAATAAGTATTATATTCGAATCTGCTTATTTTACATCATCTGATACTGGAGATTTTACTACTATCAATTCTTATGATAATTTTGATTATGGAGATTTACCTGAAATTGGTGATACAGGAGTAAGTGATATTATTGATATAAGACCTAGAGTTACTGATTTTTCAGGAACTTCTAGATCACCTTTTGAATTTTTAGGAAGATCATTTGATGGATCTGGAAATTCTGCTAAAAATATTTTAGCATCTGATGGTTCTATCTTATTAGATTATTCATTCTATCTTCCTAGAATAGATAAAATTTATCTTACTAAAGAAGGTGATTTTCAATTAGTAAATGGAATTCCAGCAGAGAATCCAGAATGGCCTGTTCCTATTGACGGTGCTTTAGAAGTAGCATCTATTGAGTTGCCTCCATATTTATTTAATATTAATGATGTAAGTATAGAACTTGCAAACTATAAGAGATATCAAATGAATGATATCAATAAACTTGAGAAAAGAATTGAAAATTTAGAGTTTTATACATCTCTTACATTATTAGAGAGTGATGCTTTGAATATGAATATTATTGATAGTGATGGATTGAATAGATTTAAATCTGGTTTCTTTGTAGATGATTTTTCAGATACTGAGAATCAAATTAAAAATACTATTGTAAAGAATTCTATTGATTATAAAAATGGTGAATTAAGACCTTCTCCTCATACAACTTTACTTGATCTAAAATTAGATTTAGATAGTGCTAATGGAATTAGAAAAACTGGAAGAGTATTAACTTTAGATTATGAAGAGGAAATTCATATAAGACAAGCTTTTGGTACTAGAGTTGAAAATGTTACTCCATATCTTGTTAGTTATTATGGAGGAACTATAAATCTTCTTCCAGATTCTGATATATGGGTAGACCAAGTTGTACTTGAAGCTAAGAATAAAGATCTTACTACTTACACTAATACTGATTCTCAGTTAAGTGCTTCTGAGTTTGATTCTAGAACTGGATATAGTCCAGTAACTTGGGGTGCTTGGAAAAATAATTGGACTGGAAGTCAAGTTGTTTCTACTAGGAACCAAGGACAATCTTGGCACGGAAATTCTTTAATTAGAAGGACTGCTACTACTAGACAAAAAGTTGGAACTGCCACTAGAAAAGGAACTAAGAAACTTGTTAAAGAAACATTTAGTACTATTAATGAAGGTCCTAAGGTAATTAATACTCAACTAAGTTCTTATATGAGACAGCGTAATATGCGCTTTGATGCTCAACAATTAAAACCTATAACATCAGTTTATGCGTTTTTTGATGGTCAAGATGTGAATAATTATATTGTTCCAAAACTTCTTGAAATTTCAATGGTTACTGGAACCTTTGAAATAGGAGAGACTGTTATAGGAACTACATCTAATGGAAAACAGTTAATTAGATTTAAAGTAGCCAAATCAAATCATAAGAGAGGACCTATAGACGATCCTACTGATTGGTACATATCTAATCCTTATTATCAGTTTACTCCTCTTTTTAAAGCAGGAACTTCAATTTTAGATGATTCTATCTTAATTGATAATATTGTTCCAACTGCTAGTGTTCAAGGATTTATTAATACACCTGGAGATTTGACCAATGCTGGTGTAGCTGGTTCATCAGATCTTTCTACTATTTCTGAATTATATTCTTCAACATCTACAATTTTAAATGTAGATTTGGAAAGTTTAGCTGAAAAATCAGAAAATACTTTTCATGGATATGTAGAAAAAGGTCTGAAATTAGTAGGTCAAACATCTAATGCTCAAGCTTCAATTTCTAATGTAAGACTTAAAACTGATAATGTTGGAAGTGTTATTGGTTCATTCTTTATTCCTAATCCCAACACTATAACAAATCCAAAATTTGATATTGGTAAAAAAGTCTTTAGACTTAGCAGCAGTAAAACTAATAGTCAAGTAGAAGGAAATGTTACTACTGATGCTACAAAAGCTTTTGAGGCTACTGGAAATTTAGAAACCTTACAGGCAACTATTATTAGTGTAAAGAATATTGCTACTGATGTTATAACTCGAACTGAAAGTAAATCAGTAAAAGGAGCTCAAACTACTTCAGTATCTAGTCAAGTAGTGGGAAGAAGAAGTCCTCCATACAATCCACCTCCAAGAGTTACTCCAGACCCACCAGACGTCACACCACCACCCCCTTGCCCAACTCCAGACATGACAATTCTTTTGTCTGATGGTTCTACAAAACCAGCAGGAGAATTGCAAGTTGGAGATG